ATCCTGATATTACGGCTACACATCTTACAACTGAAATCGGCAGAGTTGCTATTGCACCATCGGAGATTAAGTTCCTTGACAGCGATAATGCGGAATCTAACACACCTACAAATATTCTGCAGATTAAGCATATGTTCACAAACAACGAATGTAACGGCAAATGGCGTGAATTTGGATTGTTTGGCGGTAATGCTACTGGAACGGCGGACTCTGGCATACTTATAAACAAGAGACACCACAGTATCATCACTAAAACATCGGATATGTCAATCGAGAGAACTATGACATTCACGCTCAGCTTGGCATAAGGAGAATAAGATATGGATCATTTTGATAGATATACTAACTATAATGACCAGTCTGGAGTATCAAGTGTTGTGTTCGGCTCAGGTAAATCGGTACTTGAAGTCGAACTCAACGAGATACAGGAAATCTTTAAAACATCATTGCGCAGCATAATAGCTGGAGTATGCGGTAATGGTATCACAGATGCGAATAAGATTACATATACAAGTGATACATTCAATATTGCATCTGGCTGTTACATAGCGGTAGATGGTATATTGATTAATTGCACTGGTCTGAGCAAAACAATATCTTCGGGCAACATATACCTACAGGTATGGGAAGATACGGTTGATTTTAGAAGTGTTCTTAAGAAACAGGGTAATCAGGACAGCAATGAAACGGTTACTAATTATATTAAGGATAACAGATCATCTGATGAAACTACAAGACGTAAGGTAATTAAATATACGCTGGCAACATCACAGGATAATACAAAACATAATCTTCTGATTGCTACTGTTGCTAACGGCACATGCGAAATCAAAATACCAGAAATTAATTTGCCGAAGCTTAAAGAAAGTCTCAATAATGCAATGGTCAGGGCGGATTCACCTGATGCAGATGGATTTTCACAGCTTTATAAGACGGTGAATGGTCAGAGGGTGGACATTGACCCGAAAACAAGCGGTGGTGCTCCGTACATCTACATGACAGCCGATGAATATGAGCTGATAACGCCTGTGACAGATCAGCTTTATTGGGTGACAGGTGCAAACGGTAAGCACGGGGTATACCTTAACGGCTCATGCATCGAGGGCACAAATCTGCTTGTACATATCTACGGTGTATCGTGGGATGGTACTTCAACAACATCATGGACAAGGACAGACGATGCGGCTGACTTCTCAGACCCAGTACCTTACATATCAGGAGCATCTAACTATGGCTCGCCTTTTGATAACTTAATGCCCTGGTCAGGAATGGTGAAAGAAGAGAGAACTGGCGGCACTATGGTTGCTATACCTAAATTCTGGTACAAGCTGACACAGAACGGTGACAGTATTAAGATACAGATAGCCGACAGCGAGATGGACGGCTTCCACGTTTCCCCTGCACACATGGACAGGGGCGATGGCAAGGGAGAAAGAGATGTGGTATACATCGGACGCTATCACTGTGCATCAGATTATAAATCCAAAACAGGCGTAAAGCCTGTTGCAAACATTACACGCTCGTCAGCAAGAACATCTATACACAATCTCGGTTCAACTATCTGGCAATCAGATTTCGCCATGAGATTTACTCTTTGGCTGTTATACATTGTGGAATTTGCTGATTGGAATTCACAAGCAAAGATCGGTGCTGGGTGCGGTAATAACAGTAGTACTGAAAATATGGGATATACTGATAGTATGCCATATCATACTGGTACAACATTGTCAAATCGTACATCTAAAGGTCTTGGCACTCAATATAGAAATATTGAAGGTCTTTGGGATAATGTTCTTGACTGGACAGATGGTGCGTATTACAATAATAGTGGTATGAATATCATACTCAATCCTGCTAATTTCTCAGATTCTGCTGGTGGTACATTAATTGGTAACCCATCGAATGGATATCCTTCTAAATTTAGCGTGGTTGATACTAATGGTGCATATCCTATGTTCTATCCTACTGAAGCAAATGGTAGTACCAGCACCCATTCATGCGATTACTGGTACTTCGACGCTGCGTATCCTTGTATTTGCGTAGGTGGTTACTGTTATCATGGCGATGATTATGGTATGTTCTACATTAGCTGTGGCACTTCGACTTACTCGAACGGTAACTTCGGCTCTCGCATCATGGAACTCCCTTAGGGGTGTGGGGGTCGTAACCCCCACCTTAGACCTCTAAGCGTTCAACCAATCACAGCCTAATATATTTACTGGGATCGTCTGTACAGAGCCATGCGATAACTGGAACTTCAACACTACTAATCCTTGTATTTACGTAGGTGGTAACTATAATCATAACGATAATTATGGTATGTTCTACATTAACTGTAACACTTCGACTAACTCGAACGGTAACATCGGCTCTCGCTTCATTTTTATGCTTAGCAAGCAATCTATAAACATCGTACAGGCTTTCGCACACCCCTTGGTGAAGATTTGCGTAAGGGAGCGGTTTAGTACACTCGTTAGAGCGTTGGAAAGACCGTAACGCTAAAATGATTAATATTTTAATATTGATATAATATTATCAGATTGGAGTGATAATTATCCCTAAGAGATTTAATCATTTATTCGAACAGATAATTAGTGATGAAAATCTAAGTATGGCTATTGATGAAGTTAATCGTACTCATAGATGGCATAAATATCATATTCCAAATAAATGTACAGCATGGGTACAGCTTACTAAATCAGAGCGTATTATTGAATTAAGAAATATATTAATCAATGGCTTCATACCAAGTAAGCCAAGAATATCTGAACGCTATGATATGTGCGCACAGAAATGGCGTACAATTACTGAACCTAAGCAATATCCTGATCAATATATACATCACGCACTAATACAGGTACTACAACCAATCTTTATGAGACATATGGATGAATATTGTTGTGGTAGTATTCAAGGACGTGGTACTCATAAAGGCAAGAAGGCTATTGAGAAATGGATTCGTACCGACAAGAAAGGTACTAAATATGAATTATATATTGATATTTATCATTTCTACGATAGCATCGTACCTAATATTGTGATGGATAGAATGCGACATTTAATTAAAGATGGACAAACTCTTACCTTGATTGAAAACATTATTAAAGATGGTATTTCAATAGGTGCTTATATATCACAATGGTTTGCTAATACCTTCTTACAGCCATTAGATAAGCTTATCCGCAATAGTGGTTATGCCAAATATTATGTTAGATATATGGATAATCTGACCATATTTGGTAGCAATAAGAGGAATCTACGTAGGCTAAAGGTATTGATAGAGCAATGGTTACATGCGCATAGTTTAAAACTCAAGAGTGATTGGCAGATATTTGATACAAGTAAGAGGATACCAGATGCCATGGGTTTTAGGTACGGTAAGACCTATACCATACCACGTAAATATAATCTATTAAGATTGAAAAGATATATAAAGAGATATCGGAAACGGCGTGATGCTGGCAAATCGATATCTGCACAAATGGTAAGTAGTATTATGTCAAGACTTGGACAACTCAAACATTGTAGTAATAACAATATTTACAGTAGGCTCTTTCAAGGTGAGAAAATAATGTGCGAGTTCAGAAAGATACTTCGGCGTGATACTCTTAATACTAAACTCACGTGGGACAGTTTCTTAGAGTATTTTACTGAAAAGAAACTGACAATCGAAAGGAGGTAAATCTATGGATTCAAGCACTATCGACATTATTATTTCGGTCATAACAGGTGTATTCACAGTTCTTGGTGCTATTATTGCATCTACAGCTGGTAATAAGGGTCTGCATGACAAAATTCAGAATCAAATGAGGGTGGATCAGGCAGTAACAGACAACAAAATTGAAACTTTGACAGCGGAAGTAAAGAAGCATAATGATTTTGCCAGCCGAGTTCCCGTTTTAGAGGAACAAATGAAATCTACGGTACACAGGATCGAATCTATTGAAAAAAGAATGGAAAGAGAGGATTAGGTCATGAAAGAAATTTTAAGTAAACCGTTTGTCAGACGTGCAATTAGAACATTTATTCAGACAGCAGTTGGTTATGTTGCTGTTAATGTTGCAGTAACAGATTTTACTACTAAATCTGCTGTTATCGGATTTGCTGTTTCAGCTATTGCATCTGGTATATCGGCAGTAATGAACCTTAATGAGAAGGGAGACGAATAATCATGGTATTAAAACCTGATAAAACTTACAAATCACAATCCAACGGCATTGAGATGCCTGGTAAAAGAACAGGGCT